GGTACTTATTCACAATCCTAATCCTCCGCTCATGTCACGAGGTATTTATCTACAACTCACGTCAACCAACTCACGTCAACCAACTCACGTCAACCAACTCGCGTCCCTCCCTGCTCGTCATAATGTCTCCGCCGCCAATGAAAAGGATTCAAGTCCAAATGGTCTAAGTGGTCACACCGATTCACCCACGTTGCTCCGAATAGAACCGCACTCGGATTCCACTTCTTCCCATCAAAGGAAAGCCGCCCTCTTGGGTTAAGCCAAACCCCTGTCCGTGAATGGTACCCCCAAGCCGACCAGTTGCCTGTGTACACCCACTTCATGTGTAGGCTATCAAAGTTTAACTTCTCCCCATCCTTACCTTTCAATAACCCTTGCATGGCCTTAGTAAGAGGATAAGCTATTAGGTTTACGGCCTCTCCTGTTTTTACATACGCTAAGTTTGGTATAAGCGACAGCGTTTTCACGTCATCGTTTTGCCGTGAGCTAGTATGCGCTCGAATGAACAAGGGAGGCAGCGCAGGGTTATCTAAATCAGGGAAACAACCGCTTCCTACCTTCCCCTGCTTCGTCAACCATCGCAAGATACTCGGCATCCCTGACACGCTCTCTTTAATCATCTCATCGGTTATCTCGAACGGGTAAGTTTTCTCGAAAATCGTCTTTGCCAGTACAAGGTCTTTGAGTAATGTCTGAGCATTAGGGAACAGCAGACACAAGTTCTTAAGGTGCTGTTGCAAAGCTTTGTCTTGAACCTTCTTAGGTGCAAAGGTAAGGTCTTCACCATCAACAACCAGTTTAAGCCCTAAAATCTCTGCTAAAAGGTTCCTTAAATCCTCATAAGGTGTGTTTTCCATCAAAAATTGCTGTTTTTTAGCTGTTTTTGTCAAAAAAATCAGCTCCTTTGTGGTCTTTTCACTCAAAAAAGGCAGGGCTTTGGCCAATTTAGCGAGGGGATAAGTAGCAATTTCCGCTGCTGTTACCCCGATAAATACCTTACTATCAACCTCAACCTCCTCATGGCTCATAAACAAGTTAGCCTTTTCAACTTCTGTCGTCCTGTCAAGATAGTAATTGGCCTTCTGAAAGGCTTCAGCCTGAATCTTTTTTATACTTCTACCTTTTAAAGGTGAAGTTTTACCGCCTTTGGTTAGGGATTTTCTATCTATTTGGTTCATTACTTGTACTCCTTCCCACCGTAAACAGGACCTTCGAGCCTAATCACCTCGGCCAAATCAGTAATGTCCCCAAAGGTAATTGTCTCGTAAACTTTTTTCGACCAAAACTTCAACAAGCTTAGCTCGTGCAAGGGGGTCATCTCTGAAGGACGAGTTATGTGTCTCAGATACTTACCATGTAGGGGTAAGGTTTCTGTATCCGTCAACACCATGATGAGGGGTCTCTCCCGAGGCAGTCTCACCAGTTCGCGTAACCGACCCCGTAATGCGGTTGATGTTGTCACAAGCGGGAGCAAGTTTGTCTTCGTCAAAGCGGCTCTGAAGTTTGTAAAACCCAAGGCATAAGGCTCGCGTGTGTGCCATATTTTAGGTTCCTTATCTAAGATAATCACAGGTGGAATGTCACCCAAATCCACCAAATACGGGATAGGGAGCAAGGGACGGATTCTGCGATAATCCTCAATGTCAAACTCCATCCACAGTTCATCATCTAGGGGGTCCAGTTTTTCTCGTGACACTTGAAACAGGCTCGGCAATCGTGCATTTTGTCTGCTAAAGCCTTTATCCTCGAAATTAGGGTTTAACCCGATTGTCGAGTGTCCTAGATTCAAACGTACACTGCCTGTTTGAAAGTTAACTTCTACGCCAAGAGTTGCTAACATGATTAGTCACCTCCCTGAGTAGAAGATTTTTTACCTAAACCGACACCGAAGTAAATAGCCAAACCTGTTTCCTCATCAACCTCAATCTGAAACCCGAGTGTTAGACTCAGTTCACGCATACGCGACCTGAACTCCCCAATATTCATCATCTTCACGGTGCCATGTGTCAGCGACCATGACCAAAACACTTCGTAAATTTTCCTTTCAGTGACCTGCAAATTCGGCTTAAATACCAACTCGTTCGAGTTCTTCACAAATGCTCGCACGACATTGTTAATACACGCCATCTCTTCCATAATACTCTCATGGCTTTTTGGTAAGGTATATCCTTGCTGTGCGCGTAACCGTGGCATGGCTTGGATTGCCCACGCAGCTATCACTTCACGCTCAGCCGTAATAATCTTACCTGCAATGTCAATCTGCACCTTCGCTTCAGGCACAGGGTTGTTAAAGTTCAAGATTAACCACCGTCTTGTAAATCCTTCACTCGTATCCCGTGTCTTCGGAATGTGATTGCTACCAAACCAGTGCGTTGCTGTTATTTGCGCCCTATATGGCTCGCCATACGGCATCCGACACGTAATTTCCGAGCCATCTACAATATCTTTAAATCGCTGCCCATCAATTTTACGTTCCTCGGATAACTCACCTGCGATATTCAGTAACTTGCCTACCATGTGTGCGGGTGTATAAGGCTCGCTCCATGCGTTAGGGTTTACAGCACTTCGCGCATCATCGCTAACTAGGGCACTGGCTATGTTGAGAAGCTGACTTTTACCTGACTTTGCAATGCCATGGAGTAAGATAACCCGTTGAAAACGACTGCCCCAACCAAACAGTGACACCAACAAGGTTTCCTGTAGCGCATCAACTTTCTGCTTAAAGTCATAATCACTACCCCAACACGTTTCCAAGAAGTCGGAAAACAAGGGTGCTTGATGATGTAAGCTAATTGGGTTCTCAGGAGCAATGTATCTGAACGGTAACGTGTACGTCATACCAAAGTCGGCCTTGTGCGGCAACAATCGCAAGTCTTCAGTTAAAAGTCCATTGACGAAGTTAACACCTTGCAAGGGAGACTTTTTCAAGTCTTGTGGACTCAAGCTTTGCATGAGGCTTAAGATTCCTTTTATATCACCATTGCGTTTTGCCGCCTCATACCTACCGTAGTTTTGGCTAATGTGTTTAATCAACCAAGCCTCTTTGATGACTTCCCAGTTGCTGCCATTGAACTTCCAAAAGTGTCCTTTGTCGAAGGCAAACTCAAACAAGTTGGCCATATCCTCTAAAACGGCTTCGGCAATCTCGGTATGGTTTGCACCTGCCATACCATCCTCGCGTTTAATCTCGTTAATTTGCTTATTTAAGGTACCTGTTTTTACTTCCAAACCACCTTCTTTTACAATCAAGGATAAGATACGGTCAACTTCTAAACGATTAAGGTTTTTAGAATAAGCAATTTTGCGTAACATTTTATCGGCGGCATCCATACTAATAGAAGTACCTTGTCCCTCGTCTTCAATAAACTTTTCCTTCAGGAAAGTAAGGATTTCCGTACATTTCCATTCTTCAGTATCACGGTCAAAGGTCACACCTAAAGAGGTCTTGTCTTCATCAGTCAAACCTGTGTCCCAACCTTCGGGGAGGATTTTCTTTTTATCTAACACATCTCTGCTAAGGAAACGAATCAAGTTGCGTTTATGCTTTTCAATATCCATCGAATCGCCAACGACATTCTGAATAAAATCATCAGCATACGATTGCAGCATCCCTAACGCTTCTAACAGGGTGCGTTCACCCCGCATAACAGCCATAGCAAACAGCCCTGCTTTCTCCGTCAGGTTAGTATCACGGCTACCTGAGCTAATGTACTCGGTTAATTTACTATGGCCGCTACGCGACAGGATGATGCCGTAGTCTTCGATAACTGCCCGTAGCTTGTCTTCAATATCAGGTGCAAGCACTGTCAGGAAATCAACTACATCAAACAAATTGCAGTTTGCCGTGTAAGGTAACTTTGTATCAGGGTGAATACTAGGTGGCAGCACCACCTGTGTTTTCTCGCTGAGTAGTTCACAGATTGTTTCACCTGTGGCCGTTTTAATACGAAACGTCTTTTGTCCTGTGTATCTGTAAGCTAGGACTTTACCTTTCTTGCCGTAGCGAATCCAACTACTTGGCGGCAATGCAGACTCAATGAGGCGGATAAGTTCCTCATCTGTTGTATCAATGTCCAACGCCACAACACGTGACTGCTCACCTAAGGGTAAACCAATGTTACCCGCAGGTATTTGAGCTAACCAGTTGGTCTGTGTTTTGGCATCAGGCATGGTATTATGGTGAAGCTGCCACCCTTGCGGAAAAGGCATCTTCGACATTGACCGTAACGGGATAACAGGCATCTTCGCCGCCCAGTATTTCGGGGCGGTATCAGCAAAAATATTCTTTGACATGACAGGCTTCTTATTAGGGTTTGGAGGGGTAGATTGAACCGTAGGTTTCTTCATACTTGATAATCAAGTCATTGATAATTTCGTCAACACCCTCAGGGAGGGTTTTTAACTCTACTTCGTAGAGGGGGTAATTTTCAAGGTAAGGTTGCTGTGTTGTAGGGTGAATGCTTGGAGCTAAGACAATTTGCTGTCCTTGGGAGAGAAGCTCACAAATCAAGCTACCTTTTTCACCGTATAACCGAAAAGGTTTCTCACCTGCATATTTAAAAGCTAAAGCCTTACCTTTGGAACCACAGCGAATCCAAGTAATATGGTCAAACAAACAGGTTTGGATGAGAGTTGATAGGTAACTGTCTATGTCAATATCTAGGACTACCACGCCTGACAGGGAACCAAGGGGGAGGCCAATGTTGCCACTAGCATGAACAGCTAACCAACTTTGTTGGGTAGAAGCATCAGGAAACTCGGTACAATAGCGACTCCACTTAGGAACGGCAGGGATTTTACTATTTGTATATAGTGGGATAACAGGTAAATTAGCTGCCCAGTAGGTAGGTGCAGTTGCAGCAAATATATTCGTTGTCATGATTTTTTTCTCTCTTAAATAGGGTTAGAGCAAGTTTTCTAGGTCTTGCATAAACTGGTTACGTTCATCGGCAGTCAAGTAACCCTGAAGTGTTTTGATAACAAACTCACGGAACTGACCATACTTTTTCACTTCACTGGCACGTTCTAATTGAGACAGCAACTTCTCAAGTAACTGTGTGCGGGTTTTAATTGCGTTTAGAATTTCGCCTGTATCTAAGGAACCATCGTTCTCAACAGTAAACTCTACAAGCTCATCATATAGAGAGCGAGTTTCTGCTTCTAAGTCTAAAGGTTCATCAGGCTTACGTTCAGAACGCTCTTTTTTTAATTTACTGACACTACCTGTGAAAAGATGTCGTAAATTTGTTATTATCTCGTCAGAGTAGTTAGCATCATCAAGGTAAGCTAATCCGTTTGCTTGGATAGCTGCCTTAATAACGAGCAAAGCACGAAGCGTTCCCTCTTGTACAGGGGGGTAATAAGTGGTAGCCATTGGGTGTGTCCTCTTGGTGTTTTCGGATAATATCTGCGGAGAGGTGACAATGCAACCTCTTAACTTGTAAATTTACAATACGGTAACAATTATGTCGAACCCATTTGCCTTAAATCTAAAAAACGAAATCCATTCACGGTTCTCTGTTGATGCCGTGAATATGAGTTATTCCGACTGGGTTTGTAAAAATACGACTCTGAAGTCTGCACCTTTTAACTTTAAGCGATTCCCCTTCCAAAAAGCAATCGTAGATGACCTACACCCCAACCTTCATGTTATAAAAATAAGTCAGGTGGGGGCGAGCGAAGTGCAGTTCCGCAAAGCCGCCGCGTTCTGCGCCCGTAACCGTGGGGTTACAGTCCTCATCACCTTCCCCACAGAAGCCATGATGAAGAAGAACTCTCAAACTCGTATTATGCCGATTATTGAGACAGATAGAGTATTCAACCTAGCAGGTGGTAAACCTATCCGTTCTATGGATATTCAGCAAATTAACGACTCTTACTTAATGGTTGTACCTGCAACCGAAGGTAGTGCTACCTCAACACCTGCTGACTTTATCATGGTTGACGAGGTGGATTTATCCAATCAACAAATGGTGGGTTTGCTAGGCTCTCGTTTACAGGCTTCCAGCTACCGTATTATGCAGCAATTTAGTACACCTACATTTGAGAATTACGGTATCCATCAAGGGTACATGACAACCGACCAACGTGAGTATTTTTTAAAGTGTGATTGTTGTAACCACTGGCAGTTACCGTTGTTTACAAAAGACTTTATTCATATTGATGGCCTACCTGACGAGATTAAGTTGACTGACATAGACACCAATGTTATCGACACCTATGGCCTCAAGCTGAATAATGTAGGGGTTAATTGTGAGAACTGTGGAGCTGAGCTTGACTTACACGGTGGTAAACGTGACTGGGTAGCTGAGTTCCCTCACCGTGACCTCGCTCGCGGGTATCGTGTTCGGCCATTCACCGTCTCCACATTGACACCTGCTTATATCATCAGTGAGCTTATTAAATACCGTGACCGTGACTTCCTACGCGGGTGGTATAACACGGTACTGGGTGAGACTTTTGAAGAGAGTGCTAGTCGTTTAACGGATAGTGAGTTAAAGCCTTGCTTTCAGTTAGGGGCGGCACCTGAGCTTCCCTACCAAAAGAACTTTGTCGGGATTGACGTGGGTAGCATTTGCCATATCACGGTAGCAACTTGCCCACAGGGGTTAAAGTCAGGCGTGGATTATCTTGAGTTTATCACCTGCAAGGATGATGAATTACTTGAACGGTTAAAGGCCCTCGACCTAAAGTATAACTTTGCCCAAGGCTGTATCGACAAATACCCTGAGCAAACACTGGCTAAAAGCATATTTGACTGGAGTAATGGTCGAATTGTCCCTGTTCAATATTCAGGCACTCTTGAGATTAACGATAAAATTGAGTCCACTAAGACCTTGCAAGTTGACCGTACCGAGCATCTTGATACACTGGCCAATCTTATCCGTAAGTCATTAACTAATTTTTACAACTATGGTCAGCAACGTGAAACCATTAAAGCTCACTTACGCGATATGGTTCGGGAAAAGAACGGAGAAAAGAACCCTACTTGGCGTAAACTCACAGGAAAAGACCACTATTTTCACAGCATGGCTTACACCACTACGGCTATTAAGTATTATACAGGGGAGTTTACAGGGTATCATGAAGAGACAACACCCAATACGGTTCTACACTTCGCGGGAGTTAACATGGGTAATCAGGCAACAGGTAATCTTTGGGGTTATCGGTGATTATGTTACAATCCCTCAACTTAACAAATTTTGTACAAGAGGCGACACCTCATGGCTGCTAATAGCTTAACCTCCAAACTAGCTCAAATTGTGTTGCCTAAAAAGGTGGCCAATCCTCAGGGTGTGGCCGATAGTCCCACTTACCAAAGTAATAATCCTCAGAATGTGTTAACTGTCCCCACATATACTGACCACCGTACAGATATTTTCGCCAGTCGTGCTGCTGACAACGCCAACACGTTGTTACAAAACTTGCTTGTTCAGGACCCCGATGCCTCGGCAGCCGTTAATGCTTATCTCACTACGGCGGATACCGAACCTGTAATGTATGTCAAGGATATAAACGACAAAATTGACCGAAACGGTCAGAAGGTTTTGAATGCGATTCTTGATACACTAACAACTCGTTATGACTATGCCGCAGTCGGCTTTCAATATAAGCCAACCCTAAGAGCGATGTCGGAGGAGTTACGGTATATGTTGCTACTGCGAGGTATGTTGGTTGGCGAGGCTATTGTTAGTAAAGAAGGCATATTTGAAGCTATCCGCTTGATTGACCCTGTAACTTTAGAATGGTTTGAGAAAACAAATGGTCGCCTAACCCCTGAGCAAGTCCCAGCAGGGGGCGGAACGAATGTCTCCCTAGATGTGGCCTCCGTGTTCGTTTCCTACTATAGACAAGACCCGACAAAGGCTTACTCTAACTCACCTTTTGTGTCATGTATCAACACAGTCGCCGCTCGGCAACGGATTATTAACGACCTGTAT